GGTGTATCGTGAATGGTCGCTACTCCTCCCTAAATAGGGTACCCCGCAGGGTGCGAATATATATAAAGCACATAAAATGAAAATACGAAACACAAGAATGAAACATAAAATGAGTAATCAGTTATATACATGGACGTTTTAGCTTAACGAACGCGTACCAGCGGTCGGAGGGACATTTTTAACGAGTATCCGACTCGGAACAGACCGCTCTACGATGGAGAGCGGTACTGCTCAGTCCACTTCTTGACTCGCGCATCAAAGTCCAACTGCAAACCAGTGCACATGTGTAAAAACCCATGTTTTTCGGCGATCTGGTGCAATTGGGCACGACGAGTCTCGTAAGTGTCCCTGCCATATAGGAACCACTCATTGAGGGCCCCATTGACATTGCTTGCAAGTACACCATGAGGTGTCTCGACTGAGGATGGCATAATACTTTTCAAGGACTTAAAAATGGAGGTCTCAACCAATTTACCCACTGTGCACTTGAGATCAGGCACATACTGACTGTGTCTCTTGAGGAAATCACAGTCTTCATCCTTAAGAAAAGGGATAGGTTCTGACTCCTTATCCGGCATTGTCAAGACATAATCAATGGAAGCAAGAAAGTCTCGATAGGCAAGGTGATTGAAGTCGCGATATCGCTCAGCGACAGACCCCTTAAAATCGTCACCATACGTGATAGCTGACATGGCAGCACTAAAAGGTACAGTGGCTGTCGGGTACAATCGAAAAAATCCCAGACGCAAGAGGAGTGAATTACAAATGGAATTAATGTACACAGTGCCATTGTGCCCAGAAGCAGTTGATCCACCAATTTCAATCAAATCTCCATTAAACGTAATGGTGGGATAAATAATATCAGTGGCAATACCTTCCATAATTTTCAAGTCCTCAGCAGTGTAACATGGACACTTGGCGGCAAATCTAATAAGGATCTGAAATGATGCTGCTGTGAGTTGTGCAGCCATACGGAGATCATACTTGGAAAAATCACCAGCTAAAATGTAATCACTACCAAACTTGGTTACATGTTCCTGCAGTTGCTCCCATTCTGGTCCGTATGGATTAATACCCACTGCACACTCTGACAACAAAGGGAAAACTGACAACATGCGCAGTATAGGTAAGAAGTACTTCCTCATCAGCATTTGTGATACCAAAGAAGCAGCCTCAAACACCCGTACTTTCA